AAGCCGATCCAAAACAAAGTTTCACAACAACCCAAGCAGATGACGGTACACAAACTGTTGCCGCTGGAGGTTATTTTGGTCAGTACCTTGATATGGAAGGTACGGCAAAGAGTGAGGCGGATCTAATACGAAGATATAGAGAAGTAGCTTTACACCCCGAGTGTGATATGGCAATTGAAGATATTGTCAACGAAGCTATTGTCGCTAATGAATTGAAAGATGCTGTAAGAGTAAATGTATCAGATTTACCTTATGGAAAAGAAGTAAGAAACAAAATAGAAGACGAATTTAAAACTGTATTAAGATTATTAAACTTTAATACAAAAGGCCACGACATCTTTAGAAGATGGTATGTAGATGGCAGAATTTATTATCACAAAATTATAGATAGAAATTCACCTGTAAAAGGTATTACAGAATTAAAATATATTGATCCTCGTAAAGTTAAAAAGATTAGAGAGATCAGAAAGAAAAGACCAGACGGACCTGTTCCACACGGCCTTTCAGTTGTAGATGAGTATGTTGAATACTTTGTTTATAATGAAAAAGGTGTTTCTGGTTCAACTTCAGGTGCTGGTATTAAAATAGCACCAGACACAATTGCTTTTTGTCCTTCAGGATTAATTGACCAAAACAAAAATATGGTATTGTCTTACTTACATAAGGCAATTAAACCTGTTAATCAGTTAAGAATGATTGAAGACGCTACTGTTATTTACAGAATAGCAAGAGCACCAGAAAGAAGAATATTTAAGATTGACGTTGGTAATTTACCAAAAGTAAAAGCTGAACAATATCTACGTGATGTAATGGCAAGATATAGAAACAAACTTGTTTATGACGCTTCTACAGGTGAGATTAGAGATGACAGAAACTATATGTCAATGTTAGAAGATTTTTGGTTACCGAGTAGAGAGGGTGGTAGAGGTACAGATATTACTACACTACCTGGCGGACAAAATCTTGGAGAGATTGCTGATATAGAATACTTTAGAGCAAAACTTTATAGAAGTTTAAATGTCCCGGCAAGTAGATTAGAGGCAAATCAAGGATTTAATTTAGGTAGAGCTTCAGAAATTACTAGAGATGAATTGAAGTTTACTAAATTTGTTCAAAGATTAAGAAAGAAATTTACTGAACTTTTTAACGATTTATTAAGAACACAATTGATCTTAAAAGGTATCATAAATGAAGACGATTGGTATACAGTAAGAGATAGTGTACAATATGATTTCTTACAAGACGGCCATTTCGCTGAATTAAAACAAACAGAAATGTTAAGAGAAAGATTAGCATTGGCCAATGAAATGAGAGATTACATTGGTAAATTCTTTTCTGTTCAGTATGTTAGAAAAAATGTACTTAAACAAAACGAAAGAGAAATTGAGGATATGGATAAACAAATCAAAAAAGAAATTGATGATGGCATTATTGCTAGTCCAACTGCTCAATCAACCGACACAGATTTATAAGGAGTAAATTATGACAGATGTAAATGACAATACAAAAAACTTTATTGACCAACTATCAAACGGTAATAACGCTGATGCTGGTGAAGCTTTTAAAGACGCTTTAAGAGATAAAGTAGCTAGTGCTTTAGATAACGCTAGAAAAGATATAGCAAGTAATATGTTCAATGGAAATGTTGAGGCCGCTGACCACAGCGACCCTAAACCTGTAGTTGCTGATCCAGGAACTTTTAATCCTGACGGTTCAATTTCGCCTACTACAACAGCTGGTCAAGCTGCTGATGGTGAGGCTCAAATAAATTTATCACAAGGTGTTGAAGATGCAGGTGAGCCAAATAGTTAGAGAAAATTTAGAAATAGATTCTCAATCATTTAAGGATTTAAGCCCTTTAATGAAAGAAGCTGTAAGTGACGTTTTTAAATTAATAGAAAAAGAAACTGGTGATATTATAACTAGATTTGAAAATGCTGTTGATAAAGTAGCAAAATTTCATAATATAAATTCAGAAAAATTTAATGATTATTTTGATAAAGAAATATTAGAACAATTAGGAGAAAAATAAAATGGCAACAGTTATCGCTAAAGGAGAGTTTATAAACAATCCAAATGCAAATAATATTGGTAATGCTCAATTTGTACATTGTGTTGCTACAGGAGCTACTCAATCAGTTGTTGTAAAAAATGCCTCTGGTACAACACTAGGAAACATTTACTTACACGCAGCTGGAGATTCAATTATTATTGAAAAAGCACCGACTGATACAATTACAATTGTTGACGGTCACGCTAGCGCTGTAGGTTCACCAAGAAGCTAATTATGACCATATCTACTACCAAGTTAGTTGATGATAATGATAAAATTATTGTTAATGCTAATGGTGTAGGTAGTGAAACAGATCAAACACTTGTTGATGTTGTAAATTCAAACAACGCCTCAAGTGAACCAAAGGTTTCAATTGCTAATGTACAATACGAAGTAATTGGCACAGGAGATGTAACTGTATTTTTTAAAGGTGATACATCAAAAAAAATTATAATAAATGGTAGAGGTAATTATGGCCTTAAACCAAGTGAAGAAAGAATTAAAGACGCTATAGGAGATATTTTATTAACAAGTGACTCTAATGTTACAAAATATAATATCGTTATAGAGGCACAAAAGGAATCGGGTTATACAAATGGCTGATACAGTAACAACACAAACAATCGCTGACACATCTGGTGTTAAGTTTGTAACTAAACTAACAAACATATCAGATGGTACAGGTGAAACTTTAGTCAGAAAAGTTGACGCTTCTGAACTCACTTTTATGACCGAAGATGGTAATAGAAAGATTAGTAAAATTTGGTTTTCAATTAACACAGCAAACTCAAAATCGGCCGTTGAATTAATATGGGCTGGTGCTACAAATGCTACTGCTATGTTATTGTCAGGACAAGGTTATTTTGACTTTAGACCTGCTGGTGATGAAATACCAAACAATGCTACAACACCAACTGGTGATGTATTATTATCAACTAAAAACTTTGCTAACGGTGATAATTACACAATAATTGTAGAGTTTAGATAAAAAAGTTTATAAATATATACATAAGAGAGAGAATTTATGAAACTTATTTCCGAAGAAGTACAAAACGCCGAATATCTTGTAGAAGAAAATAACGGCAAAAAAGAATACAAAATAAGAGGTGTATTCTTACAATCTGAAATTAAAAATAGAAATGGAAGAGTCTATCCAACTGAAGTGTTGGTTAGAGAAGTGAACAGATATACAAAAGAATTTATCAATAAAAACAGAGCCTTTGGTGAGTTGGGACATCCAGATGGACCAACAGTTAATTTAGAAAGAGTTTGTCATATGGTTAAGTCTTTGAAACAAGACGGCAAAGATTTTATTGGTGAAGCAAAAATTATGGACACACCATACGGAAAGATCGTAAAAGGTCTTATTGACGAGGGTGCTCAATTAGGAGTATCTAGTCGAGGTATGGGGTCTTTAATACAAAGAAACGGTGTAAACTATGTAAAAGATGATTTTTACTTAGCTACGGCCGCTGATATTGT